CGGTAAAAAGGTTCAAGCACATAAAGCATTTAGTGGAGACTGGTTAAAGAATAACCGTGAGGTTAAGTATGACTTTATCTATATTGATGGAGACCATCTACCAGAATCAGTTACTTTAGATGCTGACCTATCTTGGGACTTGCTTAAATCTGGTGGCGTTATGGCATTTGATGATTATGAGTGGGACCATCCAGATGGTACAGATAAGAACCCTAAGCCAGCAATAGATGCGTGGCTAGCAAAACATAAAGATGATATTGAAATATTACGTATGGGATGGCAAGTATGGATAAGGAAGAAATAATTAGTAATGAAATTGACTGGGAACACCAGAATCAATTAAGAGAGCAATGGCTTAAGGACAACCCAGATGCAAAATACGAAGGATGGATGTCAATATGACAACTGTTGTCAAGAAAGCCACACCTGCTGCAATTGCTGTGCTGCGCCAAGCGACGGCACTTTGGCCCAAGCGGAAGAAAGCAAGCGATGGTCTGCTACCATCTGCTGCTCATTTAAGTCAGAGTCCTAACTCAGACCACAATACTGGATTAGCAGTTGACTTAACAGATGACCCAGCCAACGGGGTAGAGTGCAAAGATATTTACCAAAGGTTACAAAATGATATTAGAGTTAAGTATTTAATATTTAAAGGTAAAATTTGGAGCAAAGAAAAAGGGGAGCATACCTATAAAGGTAGCAACCAGCATAATAAACATCTACATATTTCAATTAAGACAGAGTATGCTAAAGACGATTCTAACTGGTTCAGTTGGATGGGTGTAGTACCTAAAAAAAAATAGGAGAAACAATGAAAGATATAATCGCTAAGTTAAAAGACCCAAAAACTAAGGCTGCATTCAAGTCTTACATCCGTGCAGTAATTGCATCAGCAATCACAATGGGCTTAGCCCTTGCTGCCGACCTTGCCCCAGAGCAAGCAATCCTAATTGGCGCATTGGCTGCTCCATTGGCTAAATGGGCTGATAAGACTGAAAAAGAGTACGGCATAGGTTCTAATTAAATACCCCTAATCGGGCTTTAAACGCCCTTTAGAGACACGAAAACCCCCAACTTGAGGTACTTACCTCAGGAAGGGGGTTCTTTTGTCGTTTTAAGGCTTAATCTTCTAGGTCTTCCCACTCTTCCATTAGAAGTTTAATATCTCTATGTTCCTTTGCTGTACGATACTCATCCACTAGGGATGTGATTAGGTATACGGTTAGGGTTCCTAAAGTTGAGCCAAAAAATACAGCCCAAAATGTATTATTTACGATTTCTGACATAGTACTCCTTAGATATATAATTAATTATATATTATATTATAGACCCCTTCGGGGTCTTATATATATTATATTAATATCAATTATACATATAGGCACCAATCTATGGAAGTCACATCCGACTTCCATCTAACCCTATACCTGTGTATAATTCATCTAATGTCAATACAACTTGAAGAATATACATTACCAGAACATATATCCTATAGTGCTTTCAGCACTTATCTAACCTGTGGATATCAGTACTACCTTGGTAGATTACTGGAGAAACAAGAAGAGCCATCTGTTTGGTCAGTTGGCGGTTCAGCATTCCACCTTGCTTGCGAAACCTATGATAGGGATAACCTATGATAAATGATGTCGATAATTTATGGACAGAATCTTGGAACGCTTGTAAAGGTGACATTGACCTAACCAATGCTCGTATAGGTGGTAAGGCTACTAAACTTAATCCAAATAAGGAAGACGTTAGTTTTTGGCAAGCAGCGGGACCTGTATGGGTCAGCGAGTATATCGCTTGGCGTAAACATAATCCTAATTGGAAGATTTGGATTGCACCAGATGGTAGACCAGGAATCGAATTAGAGTTAATGCCAGTAGTGGCTGATGTACCGATTAAAATGGTGATAGACCGAATTTTTGAGGTTAATGGGCAACTAGTAATTGTTGACCTCAAAACATCTAAGAACACGCCAACCAGTACTTTGCAACTAGGTTTTTACAAACTTGGTTTAGAAGAAACCTTTGACATAAAGGTGGACTGGGGAAATTACTACATGTCTCGAGGTAGCAATACTGTAGAGATGGTTGATTTATCAGGATATACATATGACAAAATGGAGTTCCTGGTAAAAGGATTTGACAAGGCACGAAAAGCAGGTATATTCTTGCCCAACACAAACTCTTGTCAATACATGTGCGGACTTACCGCTCATTGTGAATTCTCAGCAAAGAAGGAAATATAAATGGCAGAAGACTGGAAGTTACAAGTATCATACAAAACTGGAACTGGCGATTTAATTAACGTCAGAGCCAACACAGCGGACGAACTTAGTGTATTGCTTGAGGGCATTGGCGACTTTGCTACTCAAATTGCAGCAGTACAAAAGTTGGTGGTGGGAGCATCGACAACCGCCCCTTTATCGACGCCAAGTTCCACGCCAAGCACAGAGCCTCGACGCTCCTCAGCACCACCCCAGGCATCGGCTCCGTCAGGTGGAGCGGGTCCAACATGTCAACATGGGGCACGGAAGTACAAGTCGGGAATCTCCAGCAAGACGGGGAATCCTTACGCAATGTGGGTCTGTCCAATGCCTCAGGGAGCAGACCAATGCAAGCCAGTAAATTAATAGACGAACAGTTTCCGTTTTAACAAATAGGTAGGGGATAGATGCGTACACTTGTCAGGTCTGTGGGTCGTGCCTCTATTGGCGGGGAACCTCTACCTAGTTGTTTTAAATCATTCGAAGCGTCCAAGATTATAATTAGGCGTTCAGAAGTTTCAATGTTTGCGGGTGCTCCTGGAGCAGGTAAATCAACACTTGCTCTAGCGATTGCCCTAAAGACTAATGTTCCAACTCTTTACATATCCGCTGATACCAATGCTCACACTATGGCTATGCGCCTAGCGTCAATGATATCAGGTAAGAACCAAACAGATGTCGAACAAAAACTTAATACTGATGTTGGATGGACTAAAGCAATCCTCCAAAAAGGGAGCCATATAGTCTGGTCCTTCGAATCATCACCAACATTACAAGACATTGATGAAGAAGTGCAAGCCTTTGAAGAGTTATGGGGTTGTCCTCCAACATTAATAGTTTTGGATAACTTAATGGATGTAGCCACCGATGGTGGTGAGGAGTTTGCCTCAATGAGGGCAATTATGAAGGAGTTAAAATATCTTGCCAGAGCCACTAATGCTGCGATTATGGTACTACATCATACTTCTGAAGCAGTTCCTGGGAATCCTTGTCAGCCAAGAAGCGCAATACAAGGTAAGGTCTCGCAACTTCCTGCTCTCATATGTACACTCGGTACGGTGGGCACATCGCTTGGCGTGGCAGCAGTCAAAAATCGCTACGGTAGAGCAGATGCTGGAGGAACTCTCATGACTTGGTTAGCATTTAATCCAGAGTACATGTACGTAGAAGATATACCAGAAAATTCATGACAACTAGAAAAAGCCATAAGGCTAGAGGAGCAAACTTTGAAACCGACCTACGAGATTATTTTAGACGAATTGGACTTGATAGTGAGAGACTTGCAAGAACAGGCGCAAGAGATGAGGGAGACGTTGTTGTCCGTTCAGACTTCCTTGGCTACATCGGAATCATCGAAGCCAAAGCCCCAGGTCAATCAGGTCGCATTGACCTCTCTGGTTGGACTAAAGAGGCTCAAATTGAAGCAACACATTATTCGGAGGCAAGAGGCATTAAAAGAACATCCGTCTTATCTGCGGTTGTTATCAAAGCCAGAGGAAAAAAAATAGCGGATTCTTATTTAGTACTAAGGTTGGGCGATGTATTTGACGGATGATTTACCAGACATAGTTGAAGTCTTGAAGCACTACGGTGCGACAATGAATAGAACTACAGGACAAGTAAATATCAAGTGCCCGTTTCATGACGATACTCACAGTTCGGCAAGTTTTAATACTAGAGAAAATATATTTAATTGTTTTGCGTGTGGGATGCAGGGGAATAGTTTACAGATTATAGCAAGACAAGAGAGGGTTAGTATACATGAAGCAAAGTCATTCGCAGAAGGAATTGCTGGGCTTGGCGGCAACCAAGTACGCAGCAAACATTTATCAGGCAGAAGATTACCTAGCAAGCAGGGGAATAACAAGGGAGGCAGCACGTCTGGCTCGATTCGGCGTAGTAGAGGAGCCTGAAGTTGGACATGAAGCATTCAAAGGACGATTATCCATACCGTATATTACCAAGACTGGTGTTGTCGATTTGCGTTTTCGCAGCCTTCATGCTGCTGTTGAACCTAAGTACATGGGAATGACAGGTGTAGAAACCAAGATGTACAATGTGTTAGATATCGATAGAGCGGGGGACTGGATTGGAATATGTGAGGGAGAGTTGGATACTATTACTTTGTCTGCCTGTATTGGCATACCTTGTATTGGCGTTCCTGGTGCGAACTCTTGGAAAAAACATTACACAAGATTACTTGCAGACTTTGAAAGAGTATTTGTATTTGCGGATGGAGACCAACCAGGAAAAGAATTTGCTTCTAGTCTCGCCCGTGAGTTGCCAGTCACAGTCGTGCAAATGCCAGACGAAGAAGACGTCAACTCCTGCTACGTCAAATACGGCTCCCAGTATATTCGAGAAAGAATGGGACTAAATGAATTATAAAGATATCCCACCATGCAAAACATGCGGACAACATTTCGATAACATATTTGAAGCAACTGACCATCTAATAGATGATGAGAATGGGGAGTACTTTGACCCTAAACTTATCCTTCCTGGCGGTTACCAATTAATGATAGGTTCTTTGCTTCGTTGCATATATAGTGTAGCAAATAATCCTGAGGAAGTAGAAAGTATTACTCAGTCGGTATATGCAACATTATACGCAGCAGAATCTAGTCCCAAAAAAATGAAAAAGTATATAGAAGACATAGTTATTCGTGAAGAAATGCGTCATCTTGATAGTGAACTAACACACTTTTTAACAGAGACTAACGAAGAGAAAGATGGAGAGTGACGAGATATGGCAGATTATAACCCACTTGGAAAAGCAAGGTTTCCATATAACCAAGAAGCAGATAGAGGGGAAGTCATTGATATTAACAATAATGGTGCCTCTTTTGAGTCAGCCGTTGCAAGAACCTTCCAAGAATTATTAGATTTACTTTTATCTAAACATAAAGATTACGGACCAAAAAATATCGCTGATGCCCCTGGCGGTGCTATTAATGGACTCAGGGTTCGTATGCATGACAAGTTAGCACGTATAAATAACTTAGTTGATAGCGGAAAGAATCCAAAGCACGAGTCTATTGAGGATTCATTCAAAGACATGGCAAACTATGCAATCATAGGATTGCTAGTACTAAGAGGAGAGTGGGATAAGTGAAAGGCACACAAGAAGAACTTGACGAACTTCTTTCTAAGTATTCAGTAGAAAGCGGTGAAGGAGCAATAGTAGTTATGTTATTTGAAGTACTTAAAGAACTCAAAAGATTAAGGATGAGTCAATGAAAATATTTGGACCCTACAAAGGCAGCAAACAAAATGGTGGTCGTCCCATCTATGTCATCAAGCGTAAGAAAAAAGATGGCACAACTGAGACTACTTCTACAAACAAAGCCCGCTTAGAATATAAGAAGGCTACTGGTAAGAAGTTAAAACGCAATCAAGAAGTAGACCATAAAGATAATGGTGGTCGCAAAGGTAATGATAAGATATCTAACCTAAGAGTTCTATCCAAAAAGAAAAATGTAGGCTTAGAGAATAAGAGACGTGCTAAAAAGAAATGAAATTTGCGTATGCTGACCCACCATATTTAGGTATGGGTAAAAAATATTCTTCACTTCATACAGAAGCGAAGATATGGGATGACCCTAAATCTCATACTCAATTAGTTGAAAAATTAACTGATGAGTACCCTGATGGGTGGGCGGTATCGCTATCGGCTCCTTCACTAAAACTATATTTATCTGCATGTCCAGATGATATAAGAGTTGCAATTTGGGCTAAAACATTTCATCAAATAAGGGTAAATGTGGCAATCCAATACGCTTGGGAGCCCGTAATATGGCGTGGTGGGCGCAAAGAAACACCAGTAAAACCTATGATTAGAGATTGGCATTCAGGCAGAATTGCTATGAAGAAAAACTTTTATGGAGCCAAGCCATTAGATTTTAACACTTGGATATTAAATTTATTACAGTATAAAAAGGGAGACACTTTAGATGACTTGTTTCCTGGCAGTAATAGTATGTCAGAAGCAATCAAACTAATAGAGGAAGTAGCCTAATGAAAACTATTGTATGTATCTCAGACCTTCAAGTACCGTACCACGATGTAGAAGCAGTTAAGGCTGTAGCTAAATTCATTAAGGCTTACCAACCTGATACTGTCGTATCTTGTGGTGACGAAATGGATATGCAGACTATATCAAAATGGAGTAAAGGGACTGAGTTAGAGTTTGAACGTTCTATTGGACGTGATAGAGACACTACTCGTCAAGTTCTTTATGACTTAACTGTTGAGCATATGATTCGTAGCAACCATACAGATAGATTATTTAATACAGTTGCTATGAGAGCACCAGGACTACTTGGTTTACCTGAGTTGCAGTTAGAAAACTTCTTGGGTCTTGATGAGTTAGAAATTAAATATCACAAAGACCCATATGAACTGGCTCCTGGTTGGTTGTTAATGCATGGTGATGAAGGCAACGTACAGCCTACGGCTGGTGCTACAGCCCTTGGATTAGCCAAACGCTCAGGCATGTCAGTAGTCTGTGGGCACACGCATCGTATGGGTTTGACTCACCACACTCAAACATATCGTGGTGGTAAACCTAAAACAATTTGGGGCATGGAACTAGGCAATCTAATGAATTATAGTAGTGCTAAATATATTAAGGCTGGGTTGTTTACGTGGCAACAAGGCTTTGGCATCTTGCATGTTGATGGCAAAACTGTTGTGCCTCAATTAGTACCTATCGTAAATAGGTCTTTTACTGTGGAAGGTAAAACTTGGAAATGGTAGACAATAAACATTTAGAATGGAAGCGTATAGAAAAATGGGACTATATTGTAGTCGCTGTTGCTTCTGAATACCATAGAAAATATGATATGGTTGAACTCGAAGACATCAAACA